TATACGACATAGCGGTGAAACTCAGAAAAAATCTAATTAGACTGTAATATGAAGAAGCAGACTAAATCCCAAGTGATGATGGTCGTCGTAATCACCCTGATAGCAGTCGTGGCCTACCTCTTGGCCAACCCCAAGAAGGTTGTCGTCTCTCGCCCAGTTTTTCGCACCGCGAGGGCGCCTCCTCCCCCTCGAATGGAGCCGGAATTCCGTCAGCCACCTATCCGAAGTTGGAAGCCGGGTGTCTTCCACCAGATGGGAGTCTTAACAGGCGAGCAAGGGGAAACCTTACCTTTATATGGTAAGGAGGTCAGGGGCAGGCGAGATCGGTATCACTTCTACACGACTACGGGGGGTGATAATCTATATTCCATACCTGTGGGACACAAGGACAGAGATTGCATGGATGACGTCGGCTGCCAGGAACTTCATTCTAGTGAATCAGTCGACGTCACGGGGAAAGGGTCGTTCAACGTGAACATGTATCGCGTGGACAACTTTATTTGAAATTGACTCACTCAGCCGGAGGGGACGCCATACGACGCTTGGATTCGTCGACAATGCGGCTGGTGGAGCTGCTGCACGAAGACATGGAGCAACAGCACGCGAGTAGCATGGGGGGTGTCTTGAAGGGCGATTTAGCCAGCATATATATCATTATTATCAAACAGACGACACTGGCGATGTAGGAACCGAACTCCTTATCACTCAAAGGACCGTCGGTTTTGGGAGTTATATCACCGATGACGGGAATACCCGCGGAGAGACCGGAAACGACATTCATCATGGTCATTGGCAAACTGAGTATCGAAAGTGGATCCATTCTTTATTACTATAATCACATAAAAAAATATAGACTACTACCAAATGGCAAGCCTCCTTCTCCTGATGTGCTTCTGCTCATCCCTGTCCAGCTCGGCGGCGGGAGGTTTCATCACCGGTTTCATACCAGGAACTTCACCTCACTTTGAGAAGGTTGTCAGGATGAAGAAGATGCGGCAGTTCATGGACTTGGCTAACGAATTGCGACTCATCGGCACCGACATCCCGAGAGAGGGTGAACTCCCTGGCGACCTCACGACGAAGAACGCGATGCTCGACTCGTTCAGAAAGATTCAGGAAAAATCACCGGAACTTTGCACCTTGTACAATGAGCTGACGAGCGAAGATGCTCGAGCGGAAATCAAAAAGGGTATGCAACATTACAAAAAAACCGGTAACGAGAGCATCCTGACCTTCAGTGGGTTCCAGGAGTGGAAATCCTACCTGAAAGACATGATGGAACCCACTGAAGAGATGAAAGTTGATTACGGGAGACTCACCGAAGATCAGGTACGAAATTCCTGCACGTGGCAGAGTCAGGACGAAGAGCGTAAGAAGTGCTTACCGTTCACAAATGTGGACATCGCGATTATGGAGATGAAAGACTCGTGTGAAAGTCTGCGCGATATGATGGAGCAACAGCCTGAAGATTTAGTCGACCAAATTCTCAACGCGAAACAATGATTCCGAACCGCCTCTTCAGAAACTTGTCCACCTGACTGAACGAGGGATAACTCCACAGATACCATCGGGACCAAAAACCAGCGCTTCCTACACCGCTCACACCCCAGTTCTCTTTGTCGCTTCGACCAACGTTTAACATTCGAGTCTGAATTTTTTTGGGGTCCTGTTCTGAGATCAGACCCATCGATATTTTACCACCGTGCCGCCGCACGTACGCTCGCATACGAGAAGGATTCTTGTGTTTGGTGTAGTTGCTATATCCAACTTGCCCAAAGTCAACAGTCCTGCCGTCTTCTAGTGTCGCCCTGAATTTCTTCACCGGGTTAGGGCTCCGACGAATCCTGACGCGCATACTTACATTACGTTTTGAATTTTTTTACATGCTGCAGGACTTGCAGCCGTACTTCTCCTTCTTGGGAAGGAAGAACAGGTGCTCACCACCGTGGCGTCCAACTCGGTAGAGGTGATCGTACATATGGAGGAGGCCTATGGCGAGGGCGACGGTGGAAACTACCACACCCTTAACCTTGCGGGAGGTCCACGCGTGGATGACTAGGAACGCGAGGAGAACCATCTGAACGATGGTGAGCTTCGTGGGCATCGCGAAGCGGGACTTGATCTCTTTCTTCTCCTTGGTGGGCTCGGGCTCGAGCGGTTCGGTGTATCCGGGCATCGTTTTTTATTTTATACAGAGATAATAATGTGGGTCAAAAGTGCCCTGGCGGTTCCCACGCTGATGGTCATGTGGGATTTCTACAAGTTTCCCATAGACAGCTTGTATTTTCAAAATGTTCGTCGACCGCTCTGTGGAATACGCAATTCGTTTAGAGACATCATCCATATGTTTAGTCCGTGTAAGGTGTCCAATTACCCTGGCCTGGCACTGATTAAACTCCACTTTAAGAAGATTCAAGAGGAATTCGAACGGGTCCACCCCTCACTCGAGAAGAGATTCTACCACGACCTCTCTCCCTGGTTCGAGAAGAATGATAACTACTATTATTACAGGGTTGAAGATTTCCCCGTACTCAACAGTCTCCTGAAACAGATCCCATGCGTCGAAACGAAAGTAGCGGCGTTCGCTGTGAGTGAAGGTCCTATGCGACTCGACCCGCACCGAGCGGAATGTAACCGCCTGTTGCGATACCACATAACCGTACAGAGCGGTGGTAGATGCGTGCTTTACACGGACAGGGGACAGCACGTCCACGAAGAAGCAGAGGAATTTCTTTTCGATCACAGTAGGTACCACGAGTTGATAAAAGAAGGGGTGGGTAAGAGGACAGTGCTCATACTAGATGTCCATAGGAGGTGAGATGGTACCTGCACACCGCGACGTATTTGTCACTGCCTCCTATGAGTTCGGGACTTTTGTCGTCTACGGTGCGCTTCGTGAAAGGACCGGGGGTTCCGTTTTTGCATCGCATGCAAAGCGCCGAAAGTTTGGTCACGTCGCACGCCATTGGGATACAATCTATGATCTCACCGATCTTTCGCTGCGACGAGTCCGCGTCGAGACCCGCGATGATGATGTTTTTGTTGACATACATCGCACATTCCACAAACTTTTTGAGCCGAGGAAAAAATTGAGCCTCGTCTATGGCAACTACGTCGGCGTCGTCGAAGTCCGGCGTGTGTATCACGTCGAATATGTCATACACTTTGATACACGTGAACGTTACGTTGTCGTGTGTCTTCAGCACCCGTTCGCTAGACCGCGTGTCCTTACTCGAGTTAATGACCAATATTTTATCACCAATCGCCTTTCGACATTTCAGGCGCCGGATAAGCTCGGATGTTTTCCCGCTGAACATATTGCCACAGATGATTGATAGGCTCATACATAAATATAATGTTATTCTTTTATATGATCGAGGTCCACAGGGCGGAGTTCAAAGGACACGATGGCTGGTACAATCCTAGGACGGGTCGCGTCCGCTTCGGAAAACTCATCTACCCGTCGATCGAAGTTGCAATTAAATATCTAAAGGAAAAGTAAGAATGACTCGACTCCTGTCGTTAGTCGCGGTGATGGGCGCCTCCGCCTGTGTAGGGTCCAGTGGGTTCCTGGCGTACACAAATATGAGCAACAAGCTAAAACGCGGGAGAGAAGAGCGAGAGGAAGAGGATAAGATCAGGGAAAGGCTGGGGAAAGAAGAATCCAAGGCGAAGTATTCCAAGGAGGCGAACGAATCCGCCCAAGGCGAAAGAGACGAGGCCGAACGTAAGAAGAAGGAAGCCGAACGTATCGAGAAGGAAAAGGCTAAGTGGACCACCTTCCTGAATAACTTTGTGATTTTGCAGTACATTAAAGGTGACCAGGAGGCGATACAGAAAATTATACCAGTACCACTGAACAGGCAAAATTTAAAAAAGCCGAGGAACTTCAAGCCAGGTTACGGTCAACACCGTCTCCCCTTCAAATACCGTGACGGATATAACCCCGCACAGGAGATCCAAGAACGTTTGAATAAAAAAGATTTGGAATATATTTCTACCGTCTTTGACAATTTTATAGAAACGGGAATTCTCCAAGATAATATATCAAACCTAAAACAAATCAGCGAAGCGGAAGTCAGAATTCTCACCGATCTCGGGGTCCCCGTCATAGGAAAACCCGTCACTAAGGATAATGGAAAACCGACGGAACTTGAATCTGCTCTTAAAATAACTCAGTGTTACGAGGAAAAAACCAAGGGTATGCCCGACTACTACTCACTGAGTCAAGCCGATCGAGTAAAACGTCTGAGACTTTTACTGGAAGATTGTGGGGGGTCTAAAAACGTATATTTTTCGTGGTTAACGGCGGCGGCGAACAAATCCACTGAAAAGGCTCGTTTTATACTGACCGATGAATACGCAGAAGACGGGTGTAAAGGTAAAGAGTTACAAAGTCTGACTTTGAGTCCGGGTGCAAAATTGGGTGCTAAATTACCAACGGAATTCATCAAAGGTGCGTGCTGTGCACAAATTGAAAATATGAAAGTTGAGAAACTTGATGCAAAAATCGGAAATAAACTCATAAACATTAGGGATTTAGATGTTCAAAATAAAAAGGTTATAAATCTAACAAAGATCGAGGCAATACCAGGTGGTGAACATGTTATATGTTCCGAATCATTCGATGCGACATTAACAATTTCTCAGTAAAAGGTAAGTAAGATGAACAGATTTGTCAATTCTACAACTCTTACTGTGTCATTATCTTATATCCTAACAAATATCCAGAACCGTTCAAATTTTAGAAAGGAATACGTCATACCACTTATATCTCTTTTAATGACAAAATATATTATTGGTGATTTCGACATGGGTTATACCTGGACATTTAATGATATTATTTTCGTTTCGTATGTTTTATTACTATCATATGCGGTAGTAAGATTTTCTAAGTAAAAGGTAAGATGCCTCTCACCGATGCTCAAATTGCTCGAAAAGTTGGGCAACTGCGTAGAACAGAAGGTCAAATCTACGCACCCCTCAAATATTTCAGGGGGCTTGGGGCTCTCAAGGAGGTTGAAACTCGTTACAAGAAGATGCTCAAGCGAGACTACACCAAGTTCCGAACAGACAAAGGAAGAAAGACGAAGACTTCCTCCTACACCCAAAAGTTCCGGAAAAGGTACGGCTCAGATGTTAAGTCGTTGCCAGATATTGCGAAGGCTACTGGCATTCCTTTAAAGACTGTGAAGACCATCTACAATAGGGGACTCGCTGCATGGAGAACCGGGCATCGTCCAGGAGCCTCTCCACAAGCGTGGGGGTACGCGAGGGTCCATAGTTTCGCCACTAAGGGGAAGACGTACTACACAGCTGATAAGGATTTGCGGTGAACCACTCATCTATTCGTTGTATCATAGCGCGCTTATCTTCCTCTGTATATTTAGCAGACTTTTCCTGGTTTTCTTTATCAATTAACCATTGAGAGTTCAGATAGTGCCAGCAATATTTATTATCATCTGGCAAGTTCCATGCACTACATGGAATGATTTCATCTATCTGAACCTTATCGTTATCCGTTTTTGGGCGACTATACCTATCTTCAAAAGTTTTATGAAGATACTCGATCCATTCTTTTGAAGTCATACAAAGATCTTTCAATGCACCTGTAGGATTTTTAGCCTTTGTGGTTTCGTATCGTCTATTTCGTCTTAACCCAATCGCATGTCCACATGGGTCACATATAGGGCAAGAAGGGCGCTGACGACCGTGCTCGCAGATTGATCCCCCACCACACTCCTTGCACTGAGAGCGCTGACGACCGTGCTCGCAGATTTGTGACCCACCGCACTCCTTGCACTTAGCGCGCTGACGACCGTGCTCGCAGATTTGTGACCCACCGCACTCCTTGCATGTAGAGCGCTGACGATCGTGCTCGCATATTTGTGACCCACCGCACTGCTTGCATTGAGATCTCCGACGATTATGTGGACATTTCGCACGAACATATTTTGGTTTTTCAGTGATAGTAGGGCACGGAATACAAAAATTAAACGAATCTAGACTGGTTTGAATCATCTTAACACACATTCAGTTAAAGTCTATAAGCCAACAAAAATATGTCTATGTATATTACAAATGATCGGCGCCATCCAGGGTATTGAGACCTTACGCCAATTGACCTCAAAGAATGTCGAGTGTGACAGTACTTTCAAACACATGTGCTCCGAGGATAAAAAAAAATCTCAGAAATGTCCGAAATGTAATTTTACATACTGCTCGTATCACATTAAAATCAATAACAGTTACTTTGGACAGGGGGGTCACATATGTCCAGACACATGAGGATTCGCTTTAGAAGTTTTAAACGCATAGGCGGGTACCGAACCCCTCGGCGGTTTCTTACAAAATATCTTACAGTCGCAACAGTCCCTTACAGACACGAGTTGCTTTTTAGTCGCATAGCATCGTGTCGGTAACATAATATCTTTGGAGAGGTACCGAATTATCTGGTCTGTGAGTATCATCCTATTTTAAATCATCTTTAAAAATTGGGTCTCAATTTTTAAATGTGAAT